TAAAGCACAATGGGTATATGAAGATAATACAATTTATATTTATTATCCAAATATGGATAGTGAAGAAGATGTTATTAGATCTATTTTACATGAACTTGAACACACCCATCAAGATGAAGAAAAAAATAAAGAATATCGTAAATTAGGATATGATAATAACCCTAATGAAATAGCTGCTAGAAAAGCAGAAAAAAATTGGAAAAAATATATATAATGGATTATTTTAATTTAAAAAAATATTTAGCTGAAAATAAATTAATTGAAGATATTTCTGAAGAAGAAATGGAATCTTTTGCTGAAGGTAGAGGTGAAGGTGCTAAAACAATAGCTGATAATGCTAAAGAAAAAGGAGGGGATTCTATATTAACTTATCACCATTTTAAAGTTAAATCACCTTATTATAAAAAAGCATCAGATGGTAATTTTAATAAAGATGAATTTACTGAAGATTATAAAGGATTTTTAGAAGAATTATATGAAAAAACTAAAGATGGTATGAATATTGAACCTGTAGCTTTTCAAGAGCTTATGGGTAAAATTGAAGTATTAGGTGAACTTTTAGTTGAAAATAAAGAATCATTAAACGAATCTAAAATGCCTACCCAAGACCAAGTAGATAAATTCTTTGCATTAACTCAAAACGAAATGCATTATCTAAATTCTAAACCAGTAGCTGGTCAAGAAAAAACTTTCAATAAAATGGAAGTCAAACCTTGGGATGAATATGATTTATCTAATTTTAATGCTTTAGTTAGGAAAGCTAAATCTAAAGGTAAACTAAACGAATTCGTAGGTAAAGAATTAGAAGATAGTAATATAGTCCCTGAAGCTGAGTTAATCTTACCTAGAGGCAAAAAAGTAATTCTACAAGCCGAAGACACAGACTATAAAAGAGGTTTAATAGTTGAACTACTAGACAATGGTGGTTACGAAATGGCTTATTGGTATGATAAACCAGATAAACCATATCCAGTTGAAATATTAGTTGATGGTCAAAGTATTAAAGAAGATGGTAAAGTAGTTGAAATGAAATTTCACCCACAAGATTATTATGATGAGCAAGATAAATTAAAAAATAAAAAATAAAATGGATACATTCGATTTAAAAAAATATTTAGCTGAAAATAGGCTATTTGAAAATGAAGATATAATTAGTGAAATTAGTGATACTGATATCATTAAAGCTGTAGCTACAGCAGCTGATGTATCACCAAAAGAATTAGTAGCAAAAGCTAAAGAATCTGAAGGTGAAAATGTTGATGAAGCAATATTATCAACAGTGTTAACTGGTATAACTATACTAGGACTTATCCCACCAGCTTTAAAGTTAATAGGTAAATTAACTAATGCTACTTCACGAGCATTTAAATTAACGGATGATGAAAAAGAAGACTATAATTTATTATCACTTCAAATAAAAAATTCTAGTGGAGATGAAAAAGAAGCATTAGAAACAGAACGTGATGAAAAATATGGGTCTAAAGTAGGAAATTGGTTTAAAGATGCTGGTACTGATTTACACCACAAATATACTGCTCCAATAAGAAAAATGCTTAATTTCGCTGGTAAGTTTGCTAAAGAAGGTAGTAGTCTTAAAGATAAAGAAAAAAATGAAGTTAGAGCTAATATTATTTATGCTGTTTTAATGGCTGGTATAGCAGGGTTTGGAATATGGTCACATATAGGACATTTAAAAGGAATTGCTCCTGTAGCTGGTTTTATAGCAGACTCAGTTAAAGGAGGAAAAAGTATAGCATCAATAATTGAAGGTGCTTTTGAACTTGCAAGTTTAGCATAATGACTAGAGAAAGATTAGACGAAATAATTCAAGAATCTTTACGTGACTGGTTTAAGAAAGAAAACTGGGTGCGTATTAATACTTCAGGTAATATAGCTGGTGATTGTGGTACTATGAAAAAAGGTAAAGCAACTACTAGATGTTTACCTAAGAAAAAAGCTCAATCTTTAACTAAAGCCGAACGTAAAGCTACTGTTGCTAAAAAAGTTCGCGGTGATAAAAAAGGTAAACAATTCGTTAAAAATACAAAAAAAGCAGAATACAAGAAAAAATAACAATAATCACGTAAAAATACGCGATTAGGAACTATTTCGATATATTTATAAATAAACCCAACTAAAATAAAAATTTAAAATGAAAAAATCTGAATTAAAAGAAATTATTAAAGCATCATTTCTAGCTGAAGCTGAGGATTCCAAAAAAGGAAACAAAGAAGAGCAAAAGCGTATGGAAGGTGCTATCCGTGATGATAGAGATCATATTAAAAATCTTGAAAAAGACATCAAGGATAACGAAGAAAAATTAGCTAAGCTTAAAAAAGACTTCAAAGATGACGTTTCTGAAGAAATGAGAGGTGATGACATGGATGAAGCTATGAGAGGTGATGACATGGATGAAGAAATGAAAAAAGATGACGTTGACGAAGCAATGCGTAACAGGTATGAAGATGATACAATGAGAGAAGCTGAAGAAGATGATGTTAATGTTGATGTTGAAGATGAAGAAAACATTAACGTTGATGTTGAAAAAGATGTTGACGTAGATGATGTATCTAAAGAATCAGACATTGAAGTTAAATCTGAACTACCAGGTGAATCAGCTGATACAGCCGCAATTTTAGGTCTTTTAACTAAAGCTCAAGAAAAAGCTGAAAGTATGGGAGATGAAAAACTACTTGATCAAATTGGAAATACAATTACTTACTATACTAGAACTCACGTTGTTGCTTCAACTAACGAAGGTAAAGAAGAAGTAGATGAAAAAGTAGAATTAGATGAATCTCTAGCTAGATTTGCTAAATTAGCAGGTTTAAAATAATAAGTTACTAACAATAAAATTTATAAAGATGAATACTCAAGAACTATTCGAAAGATTAGATGTTCTGTTTGAAACATTTAAAGATGAGCATGGAGGTAAATCCAAAGCTGCTCATGGTCGTGCAAGAAAAGCATTAGGTGAAATTAAAAAACTTGTAACTGAATACAGAAAAGCATCTGTAGCAGAAGATAAAGCAAAATAAAATGGCGATAAACGAACGTAAACTGTCTAAAGACGAACTTAAGAAAAGAGAAGATATTATCATGAAAATGAAAGGTAACAAACGTGACCTTGTAAAAAAATATGGTAAAGATGCTGAAGCAGTAATGTACGGACGTGCTACTAATATGGCTAAAGGTAAAACCGATGAAATTAAAAATATCGAAAACACAAGAATACCTAAAATCACTGAATTAATTAAAGATGCTTTAAAAAATCCTAAGAAAGCTGACTTAAATAAAGATGGTAAATTATCTGACTACGAAAAAACCAGAGGTAAAGCAATTGAAAAATCAATAGATAAAGATAAGGTAGATGAATACGATTCAGCTCCACCTAATGCCAATGTATTTTTTAAAGGTAAAACTAAAGCAGGTGATAATCCAAATGCAGATAAAGTAGATAAAGTAGATGAGGATTTAGATTTAGGACATGAAGATAATGAGCCAGGTATGATTAAAGGTGATTTATATCAGATTGGTAAAGCATCTATGGAGTTATATAAAGTACTAGATCAATTTGATGATGCAGGTGAAGTAGATTTCCCATCATGGTGGCAAAGTAAAATATTCAAGGCAAAAGAGGCTGTGGTTGGTGCTCAAGAATACCTTGAATTTGAACTTAGAGAACCAGCAATTGATGCAATAGCAGATGATGCTACTTTAGAAGAAATTAACTTTAAAAAAATAGGAAAAGCAATAAAAAAGGGTGCTAAAGCAGTTGGAAAAGCAGTAGCATCTACAGTTAAACCTAAAAGCTCAATACTGAACAAAATATTAGGTCCTATATTACCAACAGTATATAGAGGTGTTATTAAAAATTTACTAGTAACAACAACAAAAGATGCAGATGGTAATGAAATTGAAAAACCTAAAACACCAGAACAATCTACTAAAACATTTACAAGTATAGTTAAAAAGAGTCCAAAAATTGCTTTAGAATTAGCAAAATTACCTCAAGCTAAATCTATTACTTTATTAGATAAGGATGGAAAAGAAGAAATTAATTTAGTTGCTAAATATAAAGAATTAACAGGTCAAAAAGTTAAAGAAGCAATTGGACAATTAGGTACAGATGACGATACAGGATTTACACCTAATCTATATACACCAAATGAAGTAGGAGATGAAGCAGTTCACCAAAGAGCAGCATCAGGAGCATTTGAAGAAAATTTAAATAAAAACAAAGACATGAAAGAAATAAAATCATCTATAGCAGAGAAAATAGCTAAAAAATTAAAATCATCAGAAATTGATTTTGAAAAAGTTGAAGATGCAAATACAAGTGGTGTTGGTGATGGTTTAGCCGAAGACTTACTTAAAAAAGGTGGTAAAATAGCAAAGGCTTTAGATGCATTAGAAAAAGCAGCTGAAGAAGCTAAAATATCAGGTGATAAAGCTAAAGAATTATTTGCTAAATTTAAAGAAGAAATGGCATTAGCAGAGCAAATGCCTGGCGATCCAGAAAGATTTGTTGGTTCAGGTGGTGATGAAATTGATTCAGATAATATTGATAATGTAACAGTTGATAGACCAGATAAAGATGCTGAAATAGGATTTGCATTAGATGAAGAAGAAACTAATGAATCCTTTAGTTCATTAGCTAAAAAAATCGACAAACAAAAAGGTAAAACTAAAAAAGATGCAGCTAACATAGCTGGATATATAGCTAATATTAAAAGAAAAGGTGGTGGATCAGGTCCAACTGCAAAACAAAAGAAAAGAATGGCTGAGACCGTTCTTAAACAACTAAGAAAATAATATGACCAAAGCAGAACTAAGGGAAAAGATAAGATTGCTTGTCCCAACTGTTGTTGGTAATAAAAAGCAAGCTGAAGCAGCTGCAGTTGAATACGACGAACTTACAAAATTCCCAGAATTAAAAGCAGTAATTGTTGACTTATTAACACATGAGTTTGACAATTTTATTGCATCTATAGATTGGGTAGCTCCAAAACCTACTACGTTTAGAATTAATTTAAAAAACGATCAAGATTTTTATTTAATATATTCAAGAACAAGTTGGATAGCTCAAGTTGAAGGTAAAAAATATTATTTACTTAATTTACCTGAAGAAGAAAGAGCTACTGAAGCAATTGCTCGTATATTAAGATATGGAACTACATCATCAGATGAAGCAGCTGATACTGATAGTGATACTGATAGTGGTAGTGAAGATGTTGATGTTGAAGTAGATGATAACGTTGACATAGATATATAAATGGATAATATAACAAAATATTTAAATAGGATTGCATATAAGTTTCCTAAAGGATATCCTGACATGAATAATGATCAGGATGTTTTGTTGTTGGAGACACTTATTAGTGAAGTTATAGGTGAAAAATTTAGCTTAGAAGAAACACCTTTAACCCCAAAAGAATTACAGAAAACTAATTCAAAAACAGGAGAGTCTCGTATTGATATTTTAATAGGAAAAATCCAAAAGGGTGAAGAGTTAGAATTAGATGCTGGTGGTACTTTTACTGTAGATAATAAAGATGAAGCTATTAAAGCTTTAAAAAGTGAAATACCAAGAAGTGGAGTAATATTAATAGACTCAGAAGGCAACCAAATTTCAACATCAAAACTTAAAAAATCAACTGAATTTGGAGGAGGAAAAGGTTCAGGGGGTGGTGCTGCTCAAACAGATCAACAAGAATCAGCACAAAGTTTAGTAAACGCTTTAGCACAAAAATTAGGAAATGATATTAGTGTTGAAGATCTTACTCCAGAAAATTTAAAATCAGTAGCAGGTGAAGTAGATATTACATCTCCTATAAGTGATACTATAGATTTTATTACTAATTCCCCAAATTGGTCTGATACATTAATTCATACAGCAAAATTAGTGAATGATTTTATTGGTCAAGATGTTGAATTTCATAGAGGATCTCCATTTGTAGATAGTATTTACTCTTCTTGGAATCAAGCCAGAAAAGCAGATAAATTAGGAGGAATAAAAAACGATAAATGGAACCCATCAGATATATGGGCTGTATCTCCTGATGTTAAATCTATAGAATTTAAAACAGATTTAGCAGAGTTAAATAATCAATTAATAGATTTATTTGATGAAAGAAAATTAGTAGGTATATCATTAAAAAAATTAGGCCCTGATTCTAAAATTACGGTTAGAGCTAAAGAACCACAAGTAGAAAAAGATGGATATGTAGAAGCTACAATTTCACCAACATCTAAAGATGCATATATTAATTTCACCTCAGGAGCTAAAATGCAATTAAGAACATTTAGTAATGATGGAACAAGTTTTCAAGGTGAATTAAAAGGTAAAACTGCAAATCAAGGTAAAATTGGTGGGGGTGTTTTACGTTCTATTCTTTCTAGAAATGGGTTAGATTTAATTCCATCACAAAAAGAAGCATTAACAAAAGCAACTGACCTTTCAGATAATTTTATTAAAGAATTCATAGAATTAGCTAAAAAATATGGTAAATTTGATATTACTGAAGAGGAATTAAAATCTAAAACCGTTGATTGGATATCATCAAAATATCAAGCTTTATTAGTTATTAAGGCAATAGAAGATGGAAGTAAAGAAAATGTTGAAGACGCTTTAACAGATATAAGAAATTATGCAGGTTCAACTAGTTCTATATCTTCGGTACATTTAAAAGTAAGTTAATATTTATAATAAATTAAAATTATGTGTCAAAAATGTGGATGTAATACGTGTGAAACTAAAAGTACTGCGTTAGTACTTAATGAGAGCAAAGCTCCGAAGACTATATTGTCTGAGGGTTTAAAACACCATATAGACACTAATAAACCGCTTACTGAGCATTTATATCGTGCTGGTTCACGTGCTTACTTTGATTTATTTGCAGAAGCAAGATCATTATATAGTAGAGGTATTTTAGAATTTACTCATGAAGATGATTTAGCATTGTTAACTGAAACTAATTTAGGCCATTTTGGTTTATATGAAACTGTAAATTTTGAAGGTGAAGAATATGATATAATATCAAAAGATGGGGATTGGGTTTATCTTAGATCAATTTATGATACACAAGTAGGTAGAAAAGAAATTAAAGTTAAAGAAAAAGATATTACAATAAATGAAACTAAAGTACCTTTAGATTTTCCTATTGAATTAAATGAACAAATGGATATATATGATGACATTGCAAATATGGAATTTGGAATGGATTATGATCAATTAGGTTCAAATGAACAAGAATGGGTTCGTGATGAAATTGATAACATGGAAATGAGAGAATCATCAAATGAATCTAAAATGCCTACTCAAGACCAAGTAGATAAATTCTTTGCATTAACTCAAAATGAAATACATTATTTAAATTCTAAACCAGTAGCTGGTCAAGAAAAAACTTTCAATAAAATGGAAGTTGAACCTTGGGATGAATATGATTTATCTAACTGGAATTCATTAGTTAGAAAAGCAAAATCTAAAGGTCAATTAAATGAAAATAAGATTAATGATTTTGTAGATAAATGGGAAGATAAAATAGAAAAAATACCAGTTATTGGACCTATGATATCTAAAGGTATAGATAATTTACAGGGTAAAGTTAATACACTTGTAAAAACTGCTAAAGAAGAAGCAGGTGAAACTAGAGAAGCTATGAAAATAGTTGCTCAGTATATGAGAGGTGAAACTGTAGGTAAAGAAAAAAATGATTTTTTAAAAACACAATTAAAAGATCTTTTTAAAATTAGTGGTGCTGTTTTAGCTGCTATTGGATTCCCTCCAGCAGCTGTTATTGGTTTTATAGTTGCTAAATTAGGATTAGGAAATGAATTATTTAAATTAGATGATGCTGATAAAACAACTACTAGAGGTAAAGATGAAAGAAAATCTATAGCAGGTAAAATTAAAACATTTGATGGTGTAAAGTATGTTCCTTATAAAGATATACTTCCTTATCTAGAAAAAGGAGATATTTCATTAGGAGAAGTAAAAAGAATAGATGAAGCTATTGCTAATATATTAGATGAAAAGAAAAAAGCTAAGAAAAAAGACAATAGACCAATAGGAAAACCAATGCGTTCTTCTTCAGGTGGTAAAGCATATAAAGTATATGTTAAGGATCCTAAAACTAAAAAAGTTAAAACTGTTAGATTTGGATCTGGTGGTTTAAGAGCTAAAATTAATGACTCAAAAGCAAGAAAGGCTTTTGCAGCAAGACATAAATGCTCACAGAAAAAAGATAGAACTAAAGCTTCATATTGGAGTTGTAGATTACCACGTTATGCAAAATTACTCGGACTTAAATCAAGCTTCTCTGGATTCTGGTAAACCATATACAGATTTAGAAGTAACAGATGATTATACTTTAAGACAATTTGATGAGTCAATTGACCCTATTGAATTACTATGGCATCGTGATGATGAGGATAGAGTAGTTGAAATTGTAGGCGATACAGATTGGATGTTACAGTTAGATAATTCTTTGCCGACTTCACTTCAAGAGCGTATATTTATACCTAGACATGAATGGCATAGAGTCATTAAAGGAACTGGAATATTAACTTTAAAAATATATAAAAATGATAAATTGTAATTGTACGACCTGTAAATGTGGAGTAAGTTGTAGTTGTTCTTGTTGTGATTGTTAAAAAATATTATATTTATAAATAAATAAAAAATTAAAATATGGCATTACACGGATTTTTTGCAGGGTGGTTTGGGAATGACCTTTCTGCTATTGCTAGTCAAACAAATGTTAAATCAGCTGGATATAGAGTATTTGGCCAATGGGGAAGAGGTTCAGAACTAAATTACAACACTGGATCCGATGAGATTTCTTGCATTATTAATACACCATCAAATTCAACAATTGGCTCAGTTAATAACAATGCATTAAATAATGCTAAAGCTGGTTCATTTGCTACGATGAATGACTGGGGATTAGCATCAACTTGGAATGCAGGAATTTTAGGAGGAGCAAATGGTGGATCAGCACCTGAAGAGGCACCTGAAAAACAATTTTTTATAGCAGGATGTATAGAATTTTCTTCATATAATTTAAATGCAGCAACTTTAGGACTCCAATTAGGTGATGGTGATGTAGATGGAGCATATAATAACGGTGGAAACCCTCAATTTACCCAACCTGGAAATATTAATGCTGGAACTGATAATTATGCTATAATGTTAGTAGGTGGTATAAAACAAGGTCAAAGTGTAGCAGGTAGAACTGCATCAAGAATACATTATGTTGTTGCAGATGGTGCATTAGGATCAACTTTAGCAAAATTAAATTATTATTATTCTAGTACTGCTGCTTATGGATTAGCAGTTCAAAATTCAGACTCAGATGAATTAGCCGCAGGAAAATGGTTAAAAAATGGGTATGGTATACTAGAAAATAAAGGAAGCGAAGTATATTGGGATATTAGCGGTTAGAATTAGATAATTAAACATTAAGACTGATTCATAGCCAGTCGCAAGTAAAAGAAGTATTGAGATCTGTGGCCTCCATTTGGAGGTCACATTTTTTTTTCGTATATTAATAATATATAAATTAAATTCTAAATGAACAAAAACGTAGTAATTGTAGGAGCAGGAGTAGCAGGTGTAAATGCTGCTACTAAATTGGTCGATAATAATTTTGAGGGTAAAATTACTATTATTGATATGGGTAAAGATCCATATAAAAGACCTTACGAAGAAGTAATGACTGGGTACTTAGGTGCAGGTGGTTGGTCAGATGGTAAATTAACTTATTCTACTCAAATTGGTGGACAATTATCTAAATATGTAGGTGATAAAAAAGCAATGGAGTTAATGAAGCAAGTAGTAGATAATTTTACTAGATTTCACCCCCACCCTGAACAAATAATCTTATCATCACCAGATGAAGAACCTGAATTTATTAAACCATATTTTGGTTTAAGGTTATTTCCATGTTGGCACATTGGTACTGATTATTTACACGAAATAGGTAAAAGCTGGTATGATTATTTAGTTGATAAAGGTGTAGAATTTATTTGGGAAACTAAGGTTTATGATATAGATTTTGAAGATCAAGTAGTATATGTAAATGAATTAGAAGGTTATATATATGATAAACTTATTTTTGGTGTAGGCAAATCAGGTATTGATTTTACTTCTGAAATAATGCAAAAATACGAATTACCAACTGAGGAAAAACCAGCTCAAGTAGGTGTTAGATTTGAGGCACCACAAAAACACTTTCAAAAGTTAATTGATGTAGCTTATGATTTTAAGTTATATAGAAAATTTGAAGATGAAGGTGTATCACTAAGATCATTTTGTACAAATAATAATGCTGCTTATGTTGCTGTAGAAGAAACATATGGTGATCACAGTTATAATGGTCACGCTAAAAAAGATGAAGCATTTAGAAACGATATGACGAATTTTGGCATATTAATGGAAGTACAAGGTATTGATAAACCATTTAAGTGGGCTAGAGAATTAGTAGGTAAAGTACAAGAAAATAGTACAGGTTTATTTTATAGTCCAACCAGAGAGCCATCATCAACTTCAGAAGGTATAGATGTATCAGCTACTAAAATTAATGATTTAGATGTAGTTAAAGATGCATTTAAGGGATATTATAAATACATAGAAGATTTTATTAATGATATGAAAAAAGTATTCCCAACATTAAAAGATGATTGGGGTATTTATATACCTGAAGTTAAGTATTTAGCTCCTGAGCCATTAGTAAATTATAAGGATTTATCTTTAACAAAATATCCAAATGTTCACTTTGTTGGTGATGCATTATCTGCTAGGGGGATTTCAGTATCAGGAGCTCATGGTACATTAGTAGCAGAACAATTATTAAAGGATCAAAAAGAAATAAATGATTTTTTAGAGCATGTAGATAAACCAGGACCTTGGTCTGAAGAAGATGATAAAATTCATACTATAGGGGGTTTAACTAATGATAAAGAAGGATCATTTATGAAATTTCAAAATAAAATAAATAAATAAAATGGCAAAAGGCAAAAAATTATTTGAAGAAAAAGTAATAAAATATAAAGGTGCAAGACATTATTTAATTAGAATGGAAGGTGAAGAACATTTTAAACATCATAGATGGGATGCACCTGCAATAGTTCCTTTATCAAGAAAAAGTGAATTTAAAAAAAGTTATTTTTTAAGTGGTATTGAATATCCTGAAGATGTTTATAACGATATTATGAGAGAAAGAGAAGGATTACCATGGTATAAACAATCAGCTCCTAAAGGAGAAACATATAGAAACTAATGAGAGAACATACACTACAAGCAATGCCTTATAAAGGAGAAATCCATAAAAAAGCTTGGGGTCATGAGTTATGGATTGTTAATAATGAACTTTATTGTGGTAAATTATTAGTATTTAAAGCAATGAAAAAATTCTCTATGCATTATCATATGTTAAAAGATGAAGCATGGTATATTTCTAAAGGTGAATTTCAATATAGTTGGATTGATACTGAAACATCAGAAATAAAAGAACGAATAGTTAGAGAAGGGGATTGTATTCATTTAATGCCAGGACAACCTCACCAAATGTTGGCTTTGCAAGAAGGAAGTTGTATATTCGAGGTATCAACACAACACTTTGACAGTGATAGTTATAGGGTTTTACCTGGATCATCACAAGAAGATAATAGTGATAATTTACCATTTTAAATATGGAAAGAAACGGAAAACAGTTTTATACAGTTGGGGGAAAATTAATTGATATTTCAAATTGGGATATTAATGGAAGTATTGCTGACTTTGAAAGAAATTATGGCTGGGAAGGAGCAATGGCTTATGGAAATTTAGTACACGATGAATTAAATCAACATGGTCTTGGTATAAAACCAGGTGATGTGTATTTAGATTTAGGGGCAAATATAGGTATGTCGGCTTTAAGAGCTGAATTATGTGGTGCCTCTAAATTATACTGTATTGAACCAGATCCAGGTGTATATAAAGCTTTAGAAATGAACAAATCAGATAAATGGGAAACATTTAATTTAGCAATTGCTGATTATGATGGGGAAATAAATATACCTAGATGGCCTAATTGGAGAGATAATGTTTTACGTTCTTGTATTACTTTAGAAAATTTTATTTATTCTAATAAAATCTCACACATTGATTATATGAAAGTAGATATTGAAGGACATGAAATCCAAATTATGCCTCAAATTACTAAAGCAATATATAATAAAATTTCAAAAATGTTTGTAGAATATCATGAGGATACTACAATTTCTAATGAAGAAAGAGATGCAAATAGGTTAAAATTTATCGAATCAATTTTATCAAAAGGTTATAATAACTTTCATGTTCATCTTGGATGGGCTCAAAGTTGGTTATATTTTTGGAAATAAATAATAAGTTATGAAAATAGGATTTTGTGGAACAATGTCAGTGGGTAAAACAACTTTAGTTAATGCTTTAGCTGAATTACCTGAATTTAAAGATTATAAATCAACAACAGAACGATCTAAATATTTAATGGGGTTAGGTATTCCTTTAAATACTGATTCTACAGTTAAAGGTCAAGCTGTATTTTTAGCTGAAAGAGCTAGTGAATTAATGAATGATAATATTATTACTGATAGAACTATTATTGATGTAATGGCATTTGCTAAATGTTCTAAATCAATGAATTATATAGAAGCAAATGATTTTTGTCATTTTGCAAGTAATATGTTAAATGAGTATGATTATATATTTTATGTATCTCCTGAAGGTGTTGATATAGAAAATAATGGGGTAAGAGAAACCGATGCAGATTATAGAAAACAAATTGATGAAACAATTCAATTATTAATTATTAAATATAGACATAAAATTAAAAATTTAGTTGAAATTAAGGGATCAACAAAAGAACGTATAAAATCAGTTAAACTATCAGTCCTTTCGTGATATTTATAACCAAAATACTCTTAAAATGAAAAAATCTGAATTCAAAAAGGCTATAAAAGAAGAAATAATTGAAATATTATCTGAAGCAGAAACAGCTGATGACATTAATGATAAAGCAAAGGCACAAGCTGAATTAAATAAGGAATTAGAAAAAACTAAAGAACTTACTACTGAAGAAGGTAAAGATTATTATGCTGATTATGAAGATATAGCTCAAGACTATCTATTAGCACATAATAGTTTTAAAAACCAAAGTAATGAGTACCTAGAAAAATTAGGTAAAAAAATAGTTGATGATTTATATGATGGTGATATAGGTAAAGCATATGATGAAATTGTATTAAGTGATTTTGAAAAAACAATACAGAAGGAAGAAGAGGAGCCAAAAGCAGGTGATTTAAAAGGTGATTCTGTATCTAAATTAGGTACTAAATTACAACAAACAACAGCTGAAATGAAACGAGTAGTTAAAAAATGGAAAGATGCTGAAGGTGCTGAAAAAGTTAAATTAACTGATAGATTAAGAGAATTAACAAAAATTAAAAAAGAGATAGAATCTCTACTACAATAAAGTTATGAAAAGTATTTGGAAAATTATTATAGCGATTGGAGGCACAATTGCAGGGATATTAGCCATATTTGCCTCATCGAAAACTAATCAAAGTAAAAAAGAATTTAATAATAGAGTTAAGGCTAACAATGATAAATTAGATTTTATTACAGGCCAAGCTGCTAATGTAGAAAAAAAGAAAAAAGCTACTAAGGCAAAAATTAAAAAAACATCTACTAAAATTAAGTCTACAAAATCAAAAGTAAAAAGTACTAAAAATGCTAAAAGTACAGTAGATAGTTTTGAAAAGAAGTACAGAAAAAAATAACATGAAAAATATTTTATTATCATTATTAATGATTATAACTTTTAATTGTTATAGTCAAGACAAAATAGTAGAAATTCCTGAAAGTGAACTTGAAGGTTTTTTCTTAGCTATTGATACTCTTAAACAACAAGATGAAGTAAAAACTATTTTAATCTTTGATTTAGAATCACAAATTAGAAACTATGAAATGCTATCTAAACAAGATAGTATGATTTTAAATTACAGACTTCAACAAGTAAAACTTCTTAATGAACAAATCAAATTATATGATGATAGATTAAACCAAGTAGATAAATGGTATAAAAAACCTTGGGTTGGTGTAGTTGGAGGAGTTGTAGGTACAATTATCACAATTCATGTAATAGATTATTCATTACCAAAATAATGGCTGAGGATATAAAAAAAATAATAAGACAAGAATATATAAAATGTGCTAAAGATCCTGCTCATTTTATGAAAAAATATTGTTTTATCCAACACCCACAAAGAGGAAGAATCCAATTTGGGTTATACCCATTTCAAGAAAAATCATTACATTTATTTAGAGATAATCCTTATTCAATTATCTTAAAATCAAGACAGTTAGGTATTTCTACTTTATCAGCAGGTTATTCTTTATGGTTAATGTTATTTCATAAAGATAAAAATGTATTATGTATTGCAACCAAACAGGAAACAGCACGTAATATGGTTACTAAGGTTAAGTTCATGTATGATAACTTACCTTCATGGCTGTCAATTAAAGCAGAAGAAAATAATAAACTATCATTACGACTTAGTAATGGATCAATTATTAAAGCAACATCAGCAAGTAGTGATGCTGGTAGATCAGAAGCAGTATCTTTACTATTAGTTGATGAGGCAGCTTTTATTGATAATATTGGAGAAATTTGGGCATCGGCTCAACAAACACTAGCAACTGGGGGTGGAGCTATAGTATTAAGTACACCTTATGGTACAGGAAATTGGTTCCATAAAACATGGGTTAATGCTGAATCTGGAGATAATCAATTTTTACCTATTAAACTACCTTGGTGGGTTCACCCTGAAAGAGATCAAGCATGGAGAGATGAACAAGATTCATTATTAGGTGATCCTAGATTAGCAGCACAAGAATGTGATTGTGATTTTAGCACGTCAGGTGATATTGTATTTTATTCTGAATGGATTGATTTCTTAAAAGAAACAACTATTAAGGATCCAATGGAAAGAAGAGGAGCAGATCAAAATTTATGGGTTTGGGAAGCAGCTGATTATTCAAGAGAATATATGGTAGTAGCTGATGTAGCTAGAGGAGATGGTAAAGATTTTTCTGCATGTCATGTAATGGACATTCAGTCAAATACTCAGGTTGCTGAATATAAAGGACAAATGCCACCCAAAGAATTTGGATATTTTTTAACAGGGTTAGCTACAGAATATAATAACGCAATGTTAGTAGTTGAAAATGCTAATATTGGTTGGGCATCTTTAGATGCAATAAGGGAAAGAGGATATAGAAATTTATACCAATCACCAAAATCTGATGCATTAACAGCAGAATCATTTTTGAGAGTATATGAGGGTAATTCTGAAATGGTACCAGGATTTACAATGTCAATGAAAACTAGACCTCTTTGTATAAATAAATTTAGAGAATTTGTTGGTGATAAATCAGTAACTATACGTTCAAAACGCTTGCTAGAAGAAATGAAAGTGTTTGTTTGGAAAAATGGAAGACCAGAAGCTCAAACAGGCTACAACGATGACTTGGTTATGTCATTTGGGATTGGTATGTTCCTACGTGATACTTCATTGAAGTTTCAACAACAAAGTTTAGATATGGCTAGAGCAGCGTTAGGTAGTATAAAAAGTAATAAATCAACTCAAACAGGAGCATACACAGGTTTGGGAAGAGAAATTGCAAATCCATATGAAGTTAAAATAGATGGAAAGGCCCATGACATAAAATGGTTATTAGGGTAATAAATATTATATTTATAAATAAATAAAACATGGCAGATAAAGGTTTATTTTCAAGATTAAGAAGATTATTTTCTACGGATGTAATTATCCGTAATGTAGGAGGCAATCAACTTAAGGTTTTTGATGTTAACAAAATACAGCAATCTGGGGAGATTGAAACAAATACATTAATTGATAGGTTCAATAGAATTTATTCAAATTCATCAACTTCACTGTGGGGTCAACAATCACATTTCAATTATCAATATTTAAGACCACAATTATACTCAGAATATGATGCTATGGATACAGATGCTATTATTGCATCTGCATTAGATATTATAGCAGACGAATCTACACTCAAAAATGATATGGGTGAAGTGCTACAAATAAAATCTTCAGATGAAGATATACAAAAAATATTATACAATTTATTTTATGATGTATTAAACATTGAATTTAATCTTTGGCCTTGGGTTAGAAACTTAGCTAAATATGGTGACTTTTTCTTAAAATTAGAAATTGCTGAAAAATTTGGTGTTTATAATGTTATACCTTACACTGCATTTCATATTGAAAGAATAGAAGGTGGATTAGGGGATGATGGTAAAAATCCAACTGAAGTACAATATAGATTCTCACCAGATGGAGTATCAGCTTCTGATTATGGATATTATAATGTACCAAATACTGGTACGTTTGAAAATGCTATTATATTTGATAATTATGAAATGGCTCACTTTAGATTATTAACAAATATGAATTTCTTACCTTATGGTAGATCATATATTGAGCCAGCTAGAAAATTATTTAAGCAATATGTGTTAATGGAAGATGCAATGTTAATTCATAGAATTGTACGTGCACCTGAAAAACGTATTTTCTATATGAATGTTGGAGCTATTCCTCCAAATGAAGTAGATGCGTTTATGGAAAAAACATTAAGTAAACTTAAACGTACTCCTCACGTAGATGAAAAAACAGGTGAATACAATTTAAGATATAACATGCAAAACCTACTTGAAGATTATTACATCCCAGTAAGAGGTAATGATGCAAGTACTAAAATTGAAAGTGCAAATGGCTTACAGTGGGATGGTATTGCTGACGTTGAGTATTTAAGAGACAAATTATTTGCAGCTCTTAAAGTGCCAAAAGCATTTATGGGTTATGATGAAAATACAGATGGTAAAGCTACATTAGCAGCCCAAGATATTAGATTCGCTCGTACAATTGAAAGAATCCAAAGAATTGTAGTTTCGGAATTATATAAAATAGCATTAGTTCATTTATACACTCAAGGTTATAAAGATGAACAATTAGCTAATTTTGAGTTATCATTAACTACACCATCAATTATCTATGATCAAGAAAGAGTAGCATTAATGAAAGAAAAAATGGATTTAGCTGCTCAAATGGTTGAAACAAATATATTCCCAACAGACTTTATTTATGATCATTTATTCCATTTAAGTGAGGATCAATATGAAGACTTTAGAGATTTAATTAGAGAAGATGCTAAACGTGCATTTAGAATTGCTCAAATTGAAGCTGAAGGTAATGACCCAGTTGAAACAGGTCAATCATATGGTACGCCTCATGATTTAGCTACCTTATATGGTAAAGGAAGAATGTATTCAAATCCAGGTGATACACCAGAACCAAATGATAAAGGTCAATATATAGGAGACAGAACAACAAAACGTGATAAAACTCCATTAGGTAGACCTAAAGAAAAAGCATCTAAACGAAATACTCAAGATGATAATTTTGGAAAAGATAGATTAGGTGTAAAAGGTATGAAAAGAGATTATAATGATCCTAAAAAAAGTTCTTTAGCTTTAGAAAGTAGTGCTGAGTTTGTTAAGCATCAATCTATGTTAAAATCAATTCCTAAAAAGAAAAAGTTAGTATTTGAGCAAAATAACGCAGAGAGTTCGTTACTTGATGAATCAAACATTAAGGAACAGTAATTTTAGTATATTTATAAAAAAATAAGTATTGATGTATATAAAACATTCAAAATTCAGGAATACTGGTATTTTATTTGAGGTGGTAGTTAGAAAAATTACCTCCGAAACGTTATCAGGTAAAGATTCCCCCGCAATTAAAATATTAAAAAAACATTTTGTTAATACAGAATTAGGTAAAGAATATAAACTTTATGAAACTATTTTTAAATCACAGAATTTAAATGATAATAAAGCAAATACAACTTTAACTACAGTATTAGAACAATCTAAAAAACTTAATAGAACTAGGATTAGAAAAGAAAAATATAACCTAATAAGTGAATTAAAAGAGCATTATAATGTAGCAGATTTATTTAAAACTAAAATGAATGATTATAAGGCACAAGCATCACTTTATACTTTAGTAGAGGCATATAATACAGATAAATTAGTAGATCCTAATCAAATTATAGATAATAAAGTAACTATTCTAGAATATTTAACATCTAAAGAAGTAGTTAGAGATAATGTAAAAGATGATATCATCTCAGAGTTTAAATCACAGGATAAAGATATTCGTACATTAACATATCATGTAATGTTAGAAAAATTTAATTCTAAATATGATACTTTAAATTCTAAACAAAAATCAATACTTAAAGAATTTATTGAGTCTGTAGATAATACATCTAGATTAAAAGAATTTTATAATACAGAAGTTAAAATAATTAAAGAAACAATCAAATCTACTTTACCTAAAGTTAAAAGTGAAGTTGTTAAAATTAAATTAAATGAAGTTTCATCATTAATCACAGAATTAGATAAAAGAACTATAATTAAAAATAATCATTTAGTTGATTTATTACAATATCACTCATTGTTAGAAGAATTAAGTAAGGTACATGGATAAAACTAAAATAATTAATAGAATAGTTAAAGAAATACTGTCAGAAGCTCCTGGAGATGATTTACCTAAAGTTGATAAAAGTGGTAAAGCAAAAGTAGGAGATGTTAAAATTAGTAATGGTATAAAATCAACAATTACTGATATAGATAAAATAACAGGGGCAATTAAATGGAAAATAGATTATTTACCTAATTTTGATAAATTATTTGATGATGTAACCGATTTAGTGGGCACAGCAAAAGGTGTTTATACTAAAGCAAAAGATGACGATGTATTAAGAGTAATATATGATGAATCTCGTTTACTAAGAAATAAAATTCGTACACATATTAGAAATGAATATCCTGAAGAGTATAGAAGGATAACAATGAGTGAAGGCGAATTAGAAGAAATGTCTACAACTGGAGGCGGTGCTGGATCAGCTACATTTACACCAGGTACAGGAATGCAGTATGCAACACCTTATGCTTTTAATAAAAATAAAAAAGCAAAAGGAACTGATGATGATATCTATACTAAAGAATTTGGATATAAATTAGTTAAAGAAAACGGAGGCATACCATCACGTATGGTTGCTTTACCAAACCCACAACAAGTTGAAGATCAATTAGCTGACTTAGCTCAAGCTATAAGTAGAGAAGAATTTGCTATGAAAGTTATTTATGAATTACCATATAAGTTAAAAAAAGACATTTTGTCTCATATGCAAAGAATATTTACACAAAAGGAAGGAATAGGTGCTGATTTAGGACCAGGTCCTAAAGCATCTGAGGATGGAGTTAAAGATAATTCATATGTAAAAGAATTTGGGTATAAATTAGTACCAAGTAAAATCAAAGGATCAGGTTTAGAAGTAAAACAATTATTTGAAGCGGCTGAATCATCAGATGATTTTCAAGGTGGAAGGTTAAAAGCATTTGATCGCATTGAACAAGAAATAAATGATATTTATAAAATGTTGAGTAATGCTAAAAATGAAACAGCTGAATACTATAAAGAAAATCCTGGTTCATATAGTGTCGTTAAACCAACGGATTTAGTTTTAGACTATATAAAAGATATTAAAGACTTATTAAAAGGAGAATAAAAAATGAAAACATTACAAGAACAATACAACCAAATAAAAAAGGGAAAAGGTAGTAAAGAAATTTTCCTTAAAGAGGTTAAATCAAAATACCCAAATTTAGTGCGTAACGCAGCTCAGTTTGAAGAAGCATCTGCTATTTTAGCAAAAAGAAATATTATATCAGAAAATTTATATGTTACTAATAAACCAAAAGACCCTAATTGGTTTAAATTATTTGATGAAAATATGAATCTTGTTTCTTTAGAAGAAGCAAAAGCAATTGAAAAAAAAGTAACTAAAGAAGTAACTGATTTACAAGCACCAACTAAAGGGTATGACTATAAAAATGATAGTCTAATTGATAATGTATCAGGTGAACAATTCCGTCAAGGTTACTATACAGAACTTACGGATTCAGCTAATGCAGATAAATCTAAAAAAGAACTAATTGATTTAGTTATTAAAAATATGTCTAAAAACCCACAATATTATACTGAAGAAGCTCAGTTTGGTGTTAAAGGAATAGGATACACAGAAGATGCTCCGGCATTAGGAAAAGGAAAACAAGTAAAAGACTCAGGTGTTGGTGGTGGATATGGTGAAGCTACTAAAAAAGACTTTGATAAAGGAGAAGTTGGCACCGGTTATTTAGAATTAAAAGAAAACAAAATGATATCATTAATAAATCTACTAAACGAATCACCATTAGGTGAAAAACCAAAGGTTAAAAAAGTAAAAAAAGTTAAAAAAGAAACAACAGAAAGTAAATTAGCTGAAATTGAAAAAAATGGTAAAATTGCTACTATGGAACTTCAAATAGATGCTATATCTGAAATTATTGAAGGTAAGAAAGAAAGAATTTCTATGGTTACTGAAGATGATAGTCTATCAGAATTAGTTGACAAAGCTAAAATGAAAGAAATGCAACGTGAAGTTAAAATTCTTGAAAAAAGAAAATTGAAAATGGAAAAGGTTTACGAAAAAATGAGTGGTAAATCTTATAAAAAAATGGTTGACGAAGGAAGTAATGATAATTCAAATCTAGGATCTAATGATAATAGTAATGAAAATTCAAACGACAACCCAGAAACATACTCAGGACTAGAAAAGTTCAGAACAGCATAATATGAGTCAATTATTAATAGAAACACACGTATTTAAACCTAAAGGGGTAAGCTTAAATGAATCACGTTCAAAACGAGGTTTACCTATAGTTGAAGGGATCTTAGCTACTGCTGAAGTAAAAAACGGTAATGGTAGATATTATTCTAAAGAACTTTGGGATAGAGAAATAGATAAATACAAAGTGTTAGTTGATGAAAATAGAGCAATGGGTGAATTAGATCATCCTGAATCATCAGTAATAAATTTACAAAATGTATCTCATAATATAGTAGAAATGTATTGGGATGGAGATAATGTAATGGGTAAAATTGAAATTTTACCTACTCCAAATGGTAATATACTTAAAGCATTAGTTGAAAGTGGAATTACAGTTGGTGTTTCTTCTAGAGGAATGGGTTCATTAGAAGATAGAGGTGGTGTAATGGAAGTACAAGATGACTTTGAATTACTATGTTGGGACTTTGTTTCAACACCTTCAAACCCAGATTCATTTATGCATTTAGTAAGAGAAAATAAAGAATTTAAGGCGCAAGATCAATACAAAGAAGTAAATAATGTGTTACGTGAGATATTATGTTCACATGGTTCTTGCCCTATTATATAATTAAAAATTTTACCCCTGATTCCTGAGAAGAGGCGTTTTCAATTTTTTGAAGCGCCTTTTCATTTTTAATATCTTTGCATATACGTATAAACATAATATGCCATCTTCTATATGGCATTAATTTAATACAAACCCCCTATTACGTTTCTTAATAAACGTAGTTTCCCAACAAAAAATTTAGGAAAAATGAACAGAGACTTTTTAAAAGAAGCAATCGCTGATGCTAAAGCAGTCAAAGAATCTGCAATAGCAAATGCTAAAGTCGCTTTAGAAGAAGCTTTCTCTCCACAAGTTCAAGCCATGTTCGCTAGTAAAATAGAAGAAATGGAAAAAGAAGATGTGAAAGAAGCTTACGATGAAGTAGACGAAGCTAAAAAAGATGATGCTGATAAAGTTGATGAGGAAATGTCAAATCCTGTAATGCGTAAGGGTCTTAAAGGTGATAATAAAGCCGAAAAAGAAACTGAAAAAATGCGTTTCAAAGAAGAAAAAGATGATATGGATGAAGACATGGACTTAGATGAAATATTAGCAGAATTAGAAAAAGATGAAGATCTTAAAGAAGATGCTCGTACAGACGCTGAAGAAGAAGGCTACAAAGACGGTATGAAGGACGAAAAAGAGGACTTGAAAGAGGACGAACGTACTGATGCTGAAGAAGAAGGCTACTTAGACGGTGAAAAAGACGAGAAAGAAGATATGGAAGACGAGGAAGATGAAGATATCGACCTTGATGACTTATCGGAAGAAGACCTTAAGAAATTTATCGAAGACGTAATCGAAGATATGGTTAACGCTGGTGAAATTGAAGCTGGTGAATCATTCGAAGATGATGTAGACGTTGATGTTGACGTAGATGGAGAAATTGAAATAGAAGATGATGAAGAAACTTCTGTGGATGTAGCCGAAGCTAAAGAAGACATTGATGAAGCAAAAGAAGAAGTTGACGAAAAGAAAAAACAAGGATACGATGCAAGATTGGATGATGCTGAAGGTGCTAGACATGGTAAGAAGAAACAAGATATGGCTCAAAGAAGAGCTGATTCTGAAAACATGGAAAAAGCTGACGGTAAAAGAAAATTTGCAGGAGACAAAGAAATGGACAAAGTCAAAGAAGAATTAGCTGAAGCATACGCTACAGTTAAAACTTTAAAAACTGAGTTAAATGAAATCAACTTATTGAATGCTAAATTACTCTACACGAACAAAGTGTTCCGTGGCAAAAACTTAACTGAATCACAAAAAGTTAAAGTATTAGGAGCTTTTGACAAAGCTGAATCTGTAAAAGAAGTAAAACTTGTGTTTGAAACTATCGATGGTAGTGTTAAAACAAAAGTATCTAATAAATCTATAAGCGAAGGCTTTAGATCTAAAGGAAGTGCTTCTAACATGACAGCAAATAAAAAAGAGGCTAAGAAACAACCTATTGTTGAATCAGATGAGATGGTCGCTCGCTTTAAGAAATTAGCTGGAATAATCTAATTCAATTAAAAATTAATAATAACTAAACTTAAAATTGTAAACAAATGTCACAATTAAATTCTCTATTAGAAAGTGCTAATCCTTACAAGTCGCTACAAAGTGATGCGGCTAGATTAGCAAACAAATGGAATAAGACAGGTTTATTAGAAGGTATCGGTAACGAAACTGAGAAAAATAATATGTCTATTATTCTTGAAAACCAAGCTAAGCAGTTGGTAATGGAAGAAAGTAATACTGGTGGTGGTGCAGGTTCAGGAACATTTACTCCTGGAACTGGTGCTCAATGGGCTGGTGTAGCTTTACCATTAGTAAGAAAAGTATTTGGTCAAATCGCAGCAAAAGAATTTGTTTCGGTTCAACCAATGAACTTACCTTCTGGCCTAGTATTTTATCTTGATTTCCAGTATGGTACTACAAAAGAACCATTTACTGCTGGTAATTCATTATTTGGTAATACAGTAACAACTCAAACAGGTCCTATTAATGACGTAACTTCTCCATTTGGTAACACAAATGAAGGTGGTCTTTATGGTGCTGGTAGATTTGGTTACTCTATTAACAACACACAATCAGCTGCTTATAAGCCAGTATCGGCTTCAGTTGATTGGTATGTAGATTTACAAGCTGATTCTAGCTTATCACAATCTTATACTGCAGGTGCTGTAACTAACGCTGCTGGAACAGGTATTACAGGTGCTAAGCAAATTGGTATGTTCAACGTACCAGTAGCTTCTTTACCTAATTATGATACTAGAGCCGTAAAAGGATTCTATTTATCAGGTTCATTAGCAACTATTCCTGCAACTACAGTTCAATACCCACAATTTACAAAAGTAACGCAATCAGCTGGTGTTGATGTAATTGCTTTCTTCGTAGATTCTGATATTGATGCTGCTGCAGCAGGTGCTGATGTTAAAGTTGTTTATACTCTTCAAACTTCTGACAATGAAAGAGGTGATTTCGAAGATGGTAACACTAACTTAAACGGAAACAATGATCCAATCACTATCCCTCAGATTAACATTCAAATGCAATCAGAGGCTATCGTTGCTAAAACTAGAAAATTAAGAGCAGTTTGGACTCCTGAGTTCGCTCAAGATCTTAACGCTTACCATTCTCTAGATGCTGAAGCAGAATTAACTTCAATCATGAGTGAGTACATTTCATTAGAAATTGACTTAGAAATTCTTGATATGTTAATTGAATCAGCAGCAGCTGGTACAGAGTGGTGGAGTGCTCAGAACAACTTAGCAGTTGGTTCTACAGGTGTTGTAAATGCTGACTTAGGGTTCTATAACTCTCAAGGACAATGGTTCCAAACTTTAGGAACTAAAATCCAAAAGTTAAGTAACATCATTCACCAGAAAACTCTTAGAGGTGGTGCTAATTTCTTAGTATGTTCTCCAACAGTAGCTACAATTATCGAATCTATTCCAGGATTTGCTAGTACTTCTGATGGTGATGCTGCTAAAGCTTCTTACGCTTTTGGTGTACAGAAAGCTGGTACTATCAACTCTAGATATACTGTTTATAAGAACCCTTACATGACTGAAAACACAATCCTATTAGGATTTAGAGGAGGTCAGTTCTTAGAAGCTGGTGCTGTATTTGCTCCATATATTCCGTTAATCATGACTCCATTAGTATACGATCCAAATACCTTTACTCCAAGAAAAGGTCTATTAACTCGTTACGCTAAGAAAGTCGTAAGACCAGAATTCTATGGTAAAATCTTTGTTAATGGTTTAAATACTCTTTAATCAATAGATTTTAAATTATAGTAATTAAGAGCCCCGCATTAGCGGGGCTTTTTTTATACTATTTGGCTACCTAGTTAGTAGTTAGTATATTTATACTCAAACAAAACAGTTATTAAAATGAAAGAAACTCCCTCACAGTTACAAATTCAAAGTTACGTAATGAATTTCCCACATACTTTTTCAACAAATGATCCAAATAATGTTTGGATGAAAGAAATGTCAGAAAAAGAATTAACAATTAATAGACCTAAAGCATACAAACAATTTATGGATTTGTATAACTTTATGGCAGGACAATCATTAGTACATTTATTA